ATGATACCAAAATTTAGAGGTAAAAGAAAAGACAATGGAGAGTGGGTTGTAGGAGTTCCGATTCCAAATAGCTTTTGTAACGTAGTCCACATGATTCCTATTCTTTTGACAGATAAAGTAGCCTATCCGCCAGAAAGACTACATGAATACTTAATTGAAATAATGTCTGAAACGCTTGGGCAATCCACTGGCTTAAAGGACAAGAACGGCGTGGAAATATTTGAGGGAGATTTAGTCAAGGTATCAGTTGACAACGGCTTTGATTACCTTTTCGAAGAACTGTCAATTGTAAAACCGTCAAAATTTCATTCAGGACTAGTCTGCAGCTTAAAAAGCCATGAAGCAGAGTATCGGATCATACATGCTGAAATATTGGGGTATGAGTATGAAGTTGTGGGCAACATCTACGAGAATCCAGAGTTGTTGGAGCAAGCCAATGAAAACTAGCCACTCAATCATCATAACGATCCTAACTGTCCTGGCACTGAGTTGTTTAACCTATACAATAGTGGACCAGCAAAAGCAGATTGTGAAGCTAGAACAGCAGCTGCAGTATGAGCAGATGAAGTACAAGATTATTATCAATGATCCGTTAGTCAGGGATGCGATGGAAGCAGGGGGATGAAAATGGTACTACCTAAGAGATCAAATCATGTTCGTGAAGTTAAAATGATGGAAGTTATTCATGTCGTTTCGTTCGAAGGTGAGGGAACCGCAGAAAATCCAGCAAGGTTGATCGATGAATATTACTCCAAAGAAGGTACCTTTCTAGCAACTAATGATGAATGGCTAGAGCGGGAAATTGAGAAGGTATGTAAATGACATTAGCGATATTGGGATTTTCGGGATTCGTGGTGATCATGGTCGTTGCTGTGATCATTGGTAAAAAAATAGATGAAAAAGAGGGAAAGTAAATGAGAAAACTATTTTTAATTATTTTGGCATCAATCGGTTTGTTTTTACTAGCAGGATGCAACGATGCAGATGTCGCTTCAAACAATCTTAGCAAAGATGCGGATAACTTCAAAATTTTACGCAAGGTAACTTTTATCAATACAGTTACAGACGAAGTTCTTTACACAGTTGAAGGTAACTTTTCAATCACGGCTGACACTGCAGACAATCAGTTGGAAATCACAGCCAAGACAGGTGAAGACGAGTTTCAAAAGCATTTTCTTGGGTTATCGCCAACTACTGTGTATATCGTAGAACAACAAGAGTGGACAGAAGCTAATCAGTATAGATTTAAAATTACGTTGAAACCTAGTGCGCTTATACCAGATGTAGATGTTAGATAAAACCATAAAAAAAGCCGGATTCCTCCGACTGTTAAAAATATTTCCGTCAGAGATATTATAACATAAGGGGGAATGGCGGTCATGTCGCTATTTGATGTTAGTAAATATGAAGTGCCAAGCAACAAAGATATTGATATGCTCTTAACCAGAAAGAATTTTGAGATTTTTATTGGAGCCTACAAAAATTCTCGTGAAAAAGTCGGACAGCCAAGAGTGCCTAAAGTGACGCAGTCTTTCAGCCTTATTCCTCCTTCAACAGCTGGCAGCAATACCGGCGAAGCAGAAAGAATTTTAATTCAAAGAGAAGATGATATGGAAGAATTTCGAGAACTGCACCAATTGTTTGCTAAGGGATTCGCTGTTATATCTCACCCATTTAAAGCCGAGGTAACCGAGAGAAGGCGTCAGATATTTATTTTGAGATATCTACAAGGATTTACTGTAAATGAAATACTTGATCTGGTACCAGTAAGCAAAGATATTGTCACTGATGAATCAAAGGAAGCAATGCTACAATTTAGCTACGAACTAAAACTTGTGGTTAGTAAATCGGAATCAACTCCGCTTATCACCCGTATCGAGTAGGAATTAACTCCGTAAAGTTCCGGCGCAAACTCCTCGTAAAAAGAGTTATTATGATATTGTCAAAAAGATTAAGAGAGCCGGTTGTTGGACTACTCACACTAATCCAAATACCGAAAGGGGGCTAATCCCTCATCGCTTTACTTCTTTGACGGATACGAAAGACAGCACAATTTTTTGAAAGAGGTGAATCTCCTCTTTTCAGAATTCGCTAGTACTGTCTTTTTGTTATTGCTTTCATATATTATACTCTTAGTAACTAAATTACTTAAGGAGAATTATATGGAAAGACATACTGAAATAGAGGCAATAAAGAATTTTTCAAATCATTACATCGAAGTTGAAAATAAAAGCTTAGAAAATCGTTTAAGTGAGATTAATGTGGAAAATAAAAAACAGATAGAGTCAATAAAAGAATCATCAAAAGATGTTTTAAAGGAGGTAGGAAAATCATTGGTAAACTCAGTACCCGGAATATCATTAGTATCAAAGGCTGCTTTTGTATTTATGGACTGGAACAAAAAAGTAGACAATGACTTAGAAGATGTGAAGAAAGTAATGCTGATAGAAAGCTACTTGAACAAAACAGATAATCATGAGAAAGCAATAGAAAATTTGAGAGAAGCAATGACAGATCTGCATGGAAATGCCTTGGTTAACAAAATATTTAGAATGTTAAGTGACTATCCACCTGACGGAGATTGGTTTAAACATTTGCAAACCGCGTTAAGGAATATTTGTGATTCCAAAAATTTCGAAAAGCTGTTCGACATTCATAAATTTAATTTAGGTTTAATTGAGAAAATGTCTCCTCAAGCACTAAGTATCTTGGCAGATGCAAAGAATTGGCCAAGATTTCACTTCGAATATATCGGTATGAGTGTTGGAGGGAAAATAACGGATCAATTTCAGCGTCCATTTTCTAAAGTATACGCAAATAAAAAGAATATTGCCGATCCATTAGTAATTGAAAGAATTGTTCACATAATCAATGATTTGCAAAACAATGGTTTCATCGAATGCTATGGGCAGCAAGGATCACAATTCAAACTTGAGCTTACAGGTATGGGGAATTCGTTGTATGAATATTTATCAGATTAAGAGGGCAAGAAAAAAGACCGTTTACTTAGCGGTCTTTTTGTGTATCTGAACAACTAAAAAAACTAGGAGTGATGGCATGGTATACAGACCAAGATATTTAGATCCTAAACGCAATAAGAAATTCGTCTGTAATGCTTTTATTAAGGGTGGAAAAATGTTCTTTGAATATACAGATGGCAGCATGATCGTTCTTGATAGTTACGGAATTCATCCGATCAATACAGATTTAAAAAAGTTGGGGATTTAAATGCAGTTGATTAAAGATTTTATCCATATAACTGATAGAGAATTCTTTATCAAGTACTGGTGGCAGATACTAATTTTTGCTGGGTTATTATTTGCAATACTATTTGGAATTGAATCAATAATAAAATTTAGGAGGAATCATAAATGATAGTACCTATCAGAAAAACAATTGCTGGAACAGAGTATTGGGATACAGAAAAGAAACAATCATTGTTTGTACCTAAAGGGAGTGAACCAGATTTTGAAGTGACTGAAAATCCTAAGTCGATGATCACACCTGAAGGGGATAAGGAAGTGGTTGGCAATGCAGCTAAACTATTTATCAAAGGTACCGAAGTGAAACCGGGTGACAATCCAGAAATCAATAATGCTTCGGATCATATCCACACAGGAGAAATCAAGCAAGAAGTACTAGATTCTGATGGTAATACAAAAGATGATCTTGCAGGCGAACCTATTACAAATCCAGAAGATGAAGAACCATCTGAATTGGATAGCAAGACTGCCAAGGAATTACGTGCATATGCGAAAAAGAACGGGATTACAATTCCAGCTGCTATCCGATCTAAAGGTGATATCTTACGAACGATTGAAGAAGCAGAGAAATGAAGTACTGTGGATTTGACGGATGTCAGGTCAAGATAGAACGTGGTACTTATTGCAAGGAACATGCGCCAAGGCGAAAAGCCAAGGCCAAGAAGAGTGTATACCACCATGAGAACAAATCATTCTATCGGACACAAGCATGGCGTGATGTTTCTGATTTTGTTTATGAAAGAGAAGGTGGTTGTTGTCAAAGATGTGGTCGCTTTGTATTCGGAAGGCAAGCACATCGACACCATGTAGTACCGATCAAGAAGAACGACATGCTCAAGCTTGATCCAAACAACATCCGATTATTATGTCCAAGTTGTCACGTAATTGAAGAAAATGAAACAGACGAGAAAAAAGTTTTCCCGTCTTATTTTTAATTAACCCCCCCTATCCTTTTCGAAAAATTTTGTTCGCCGGGAGATAGGTCAGAGGGAGTTACGCGCATCGTTTTTTTAAAATTTCAAGAAATAAAAGGGGGGTACGTATAAAAATGACGACGAAGGCGCAACGTAAAGCGATTGTTGATGAAAAAGTAAGTGCGGAAAAAGCACGAATTTTATTGATTATGCGGGAGTCTGATATTTATATGATTACTTTAGACCCCTTGATTGAATCGTATTTGGATATTTTTGAAATTTACCAATATAAGTTCTTGGCATGGAAAGAAAAAGGATTTCCTGAAACTCAAAAATACACCAATAAATCGGGAGCGACTAACCCAACAAAGCATCCGTTGGCCCAACAAGTAGAGTTTTGGTCTGACAAAAAAATGAAAGCTCTTGATTATTTAGGACTGACCAATAAAGCTGCAATTGGTAAAAAGGTTACTGGTGGATCTACTGCAAGGAAAAACGAAGAAATCACACGTCCAGAAGAAAAGCCAGTGGATGAATTAGCCGAACATCGGAATAAATGGCGAGTAAAAGCAGGTGGTAATTCATGATTGAACCCGGTATAAATTACGCTGACTTATTTGCTAAAGGTGTTCGTAAACATCCGCACAAGTATCCGAAAACAGTTCGTTTGGCTATTGATCGCTGGTATAGATGGAAGAAGCGTAAAGATATTTGGTTTGATGTTGATCGTGCGAATGAAATGATGGATTGGGTTGAATCGTTTATTGTGCATACCAAGGGTGATATGGTTGGCAAACCGTTTCTTTTAGAACCTTGGGAAAAATTCATTTACTCATGGATTTACGGTTGGGTGAAGAAAAACGAAAAGGGCCAAACAGTTCGGGTCACTCGTGAAGCTTATGTACAGATTCCCAAAAAGAATGGTAAAACGTTGATTGGTGTGGGTTCTTTAGGATATGCGATGTACGGCGAGGGTGCTTTATCTGTCAATTGCTATGCATGTGCTTCCGATTATGCTCAAGCGCAATACGCCGCACAACCATTCGCTGATACGATTTTGAATAACGAAGTGCTGCTTGATGGAACAAAAATTTTTAAAGGCCCAAAAGGAACCGTGGCAAGCGTCACTTATCGATATATTGTCGATAATATGGCTTATACAAATAAATTTATCGTTCAAACCAAAAATATCGAAAACATTGAGGGATCAAATCCCTATTTCATTGTTAACGATGAATTGCATAAGCAAGAAAAAATGGAGCAATACGACAACTTCAAATCTGCTCAAATCTCTTTGCCACAACCTTTGATGTTTAACATTTCAACCGCTGGTAAAGGATCGTCTTCGGTCGGCATGCGTGTTTACCGTGAGGCTAAAGAAGTGTTGAAAAAGGACGATAACGATTCGAACTTTGTTTTGATTTACGAACCAAACAAAAACTATGATTGGACTGATCGTAAAGTTTGGGAAATGTGCAATCCTAACTGGGGGATATCTGTTGACTTGTCAGCTTTGGAATCAGCTTTTAAAACGGCTCAACGTTCTGCCCATTCAAAAGCAGAATTTTTGACCAAGCATTTGAATGTGTTCGTCAATGGTGCTGATAATTTCTTTGAACAGGATCAAGTAGAACCTTGCTTAGTATCTAGTAAAGAATTAGGGGATCTTCAAAATGAACCTTGCTACATAGGTTTAGATCTATCGAAAACACGAGATTTAACTTGTGTTTCTCTCAATTTCCCAACATGGGATGAAAATGGAAAATCAATTTTAAAAGTTAAACAGCTCTATTTTATTCCGAGTGAAGATTTAGATTTCCGAGAAAAAGAAGACAACGTACCTTATCGAGAGCTAGAAGAACAAGGGTTTGTTGAATTTTGTGATGGAAAGATGATTGATCAAGAGCAAATACTTCAGTTCATTGAAGATTGTATGGAACTATACGATATCCAGCAGGTCAATTATGATCCAGCGATGAGTGCTAAGCTTATCGAGAAGCTGGAGAATTTAGGACTAGAATGCATCGAGGTACCACAGTACCCCAAATACTTGAACGGTCCATTCGACGATGTCGAGCGACTTTTCTATGAAAAAAGAATTTTATTCGATAATCCACTTATGCTGTACTGTACATTAAATGTCGTAGCAGTAACCAATATGAGTGGACAAAAAGCGCCAAGTAAACGTCAGTCAAAAAAGAAGATTGATGGTTTCGTGGCGTTTTTATGTGCCCACAAGGAAACGATGAATCAAATGACAGATTTTGATGATGGGCAGTTGGCAGATTACTTGGGAAGTATTTATAGATAGGAGAGGAAATATGAGTGATCGGAAAATGAATCCCAAACACATGAAAAGAAATTTAGATATGTGGGTCGCCTTTGAAAATATATCTAGTTTAGAAGCGATGTCAATGATTGATCAAAATGATATCGAAAATCTATACTTTGTTGAGAAACGAAGAGAAATGGTATTTATGCCAAATGGTTTTGCTCGTATAGAAGATCAGCTTACAGATCCAATCAGGTTCGGTTCAGAAATAATCATTGAAACAGGTCGCACTTATTTCTTTAAGTTCAAAAAAATTAAAGCAGTACCAAAAAAGATAAGTGAGCAGTACATTGAACATTATTGGTTCAAAAAAACGAAAAGTCGTTAAGGGAGATTATTTGAAAGGCGGTGAGATTTATTGAGATTAAGAGATAGAATTTCAAATGCAGTATTTTCATTTATGGAAAAGCGAGGGTATCTTGAGGATATATTTGGTAAAACCACACGTTATGGCCAAAGGTATGTTACTGACAATTCAATCATGGAATCGTCTGATGTATATGAATTGGTTCAAGATATTTCCAATCAAGTAGCATTAGCCACTCCAATTGTGATTGGGCCAAATGGTCAAGAAGTAAAGGATCATTTCTTGTTGAATATCCTAAATAATCCAAATGATTATCTAACTGGGTTCGAGTTTTCAAAATTAGAAACAAATACACTTTTGATCAATGGAGAAACATTTCCTTTGACGGATCGTGATCAACTCCATTTGGCGTATGGCGTTACTACCAAAATCAATGAACGGCTGCAAGAAGAGTTTAGTATGAATGGCCAAGATATACCTAGTCAAATGATCAGGCATATCAAAAACATTGGTACTGATTCATTAAAAGGCGCTGGAATTATTGACCTAGCCAGAAACACTTTAGAAGGTGTTCTAAGCGCCGAAAAGGTTTTGACAGATAAATACTCAAAAGGTGGATTACTTGCGTTCATGCTCAAACTGGATGCGCACATTAATCCGAATAACAGCGCACAAACTCAAATCGTTGCAAAGATTCTTGACCAGTTAGAAGGAACCCAAGACGACAACAACCACACAGTCAAGATGATTCCTTTGGGGAAAGGATATTCAATTGAGACTTTAAAAAGTCCAGTTGATGATGCAGCAATTTTGAATTATTTGGGTGTGTACAAGAAAGATTTGGGGAAATTTTTGGGGATCAATGTCGATACTTATCAAGCATTGATGAAGTCAGATATTGAAAAAGCAATGATGTACTTGCATAACAAAGCAATCAAACCAATATTGAAGAACAAGGGCGAACATTACACCGCTCTTTTTTTTATGCCCAATTCTGGCTATCGAGTGGAATGGAAGATCAATATCTTGGATTTCGTTCCTTATTCAACCAAAACAAATATTGGTTACAACATTGTTCGTACTGGTATTACAAGCCCGGACAATGTGGCAGATATGCTTGGTTTCCCTAAACAAAATACACCGGAAACGCAAGCAATCTATATTTCTAATGATTTATCGAGGATCGGCCAGAAGAATGCAACAGACGATTCGTTGCCTAATGGAGATGATCTGAAGGGAGGTGATGGAAATGAAAAAGAAGGAAATTCGGACATTTGATATCACCAACTTGAGTACAAGGGATGATACCGAAAACAATAGTCGAATCGTTACAGGTTATGCAGCAGTTTTTAACAGCCGCACGCTTTTATGGGAAGGGCTTGAAGAAGTGATTTCTCCCGGTGCTTTTTCAAGAGCATTGTCTGGTTCAGACGTTCGATGTTTGTTTGACCATGATTGGTCCAAAGTTCTAGGACGTACTAAAAGCGGCACGCTTCGATTAGAAGAAGATGATCGTGGTTTGAAATTTGAAGTCGAATTGCCAAATACAACAGTTGCGAACGACTTGATCGAGTCAATGAATCGAGGAGATATCAACCAATGTAGTTTCGGTTTTATTCCAACGGAGGAAACATGGGATTACAACACTGACCCAGTGCTTCGTACGGTCAATGAAGTGGATTTATTCGAAGTATCAATTGTTTCTTTACCTGCTTATCAGGATACAGAAGCAGCACTTGCTAGAAGCAAACAGGAAGTCCAGCAAGACATTGCAACACGCAAAAAAATGATTCAAAAAATTAACGGGGCGCTTAACGCATAGGAGGATAAACCATGAACAAAAAGTTATTGAAAAAATTACAGGCTCGTCATGAGCAACGCTTAACTGAACTACGTGGACAGATCGAATCAGGTGAAGTTCGTGAAGCAGATCTTGAATCCGTACAAAATGAAATTGACACTTTGATTGATGAATTAAAAGATATCAAAGATGAATTAGATGAAGAACCAGTTGATCCACCGGCAGATCCAGATGGTACAGAAGGTCGGGCTGCTGCTGACGATGATGAGCCAGTAGATCCACCAGCGGATGATTCAGAACCTGGTACTAATGAAAATCGTTCTGGGATGATCACGCAACAACAACGTGATGGCTTGTTGGGCAACATTAAAAAAGGGATGGAAGGACGTAACGCTTTGAACAAAAAACAAAAAGAGCAACAACAACGCAAAGCATTTGCTGATTTCATTGTCGGAAATATTTCTGAACATGAAGCACGCGCATTAGGTATCGTTACTGGTAATGGATCTGTTACAGTTCCAGAAGTAATTGCTTCGGAAGTTATTACGTACGCACAAGAAGAAAACTTGTTACGTAAATACGGAGTAGTGAAACGTACGGCAGGAGACGTTAAATATCCGTTCCTTGTCAAAAAAGCAACAGCAAACGTCAGCAAGAAAGAACGTACGACAGATGTTCCTGAAACGGATATCGAATTTGATGAGATCACATTGGATCCAGCTGAATTCGATGCATTGGCAACTGTAACTAAGAAGTTGTTGAAAATGTCTGGTGTTCCAGTTGAAGATATCGTGGTCGAAGAATTGAAGAAAGCCTATGTGCGAAAAGAAATCAACTACATGTTCAATGGTGATGACGCAGGAAATGAAAACCCTGGCGCATTAGCTAAAAAAGCTGTGGCATTTACACCTGAAGTAGCTGTGGACTTGACTGCTGCAGATGCTGGTCAAAAACTCTATGACGCTTTGATCGAAATGAAAAACACTCCTGTGTCTGAAGTAATGAAAAAAGGGCGTTTCATTATCAATCGGGCTGCATTGACTGCAGTTGAAAAAATGAAAACAACTGACGGTTTCCCATTGTTACGGCCATTCACTCAAGCTGAAGGCGGAATCGGGCATACTTTGGTTGGATACCCTGTTGATTGGACTGATGCTGCAGATAAGAAAGGCGAAGTTGATACACCGGTTATTTACTTCGGGGACTTCTCTGCATTTAAAATTCAAGAAGTTATTGGAGCATTGGAAATTCAAAAACTGGTTGAAAAATTCTCTGGTAAGAACCAAATTGGTTTCCAAATCTATAACTTGTTAGATGGGCAGCTGATCTACTCGCCATTTGAACCAGCGGTTTATCGTTATGAAATTGGGGCAGTTGCTGGCGGCGGTGAATAATCATGGCTGATGAACCTAAAGAGTTATCTTTGGAAGAAAAGTTCAAGGCGCATATTCATTTTGAAGAGGGGATGGATGATTCCATGCTCTCTTTCTATTTGGATATGGCCAAGGACTACGTGATGACCGCTACTGGTGGCCAAAAAGAATATTTGATTTTATTGGTGGCTGGTATTGGTTATGAGTATCGGGTTGCTGAAGGTGAATTAGAAGCAGCATTGAATGCCATTACACCATTTATTGTACAAGGGGTGATCCAAAATGCCGAAGAGACAAACCAATAAACTTAGATGGAAAGCTGAATTGTTGGCTATTGTTGAAACGGTTGATGATCGAGATCGGCCTGTAACGAAGTACCAAGTGAAACGTCCATTGTGGTACGAAGATATTGGTGTGACCGCACAAGAGAAATATCTTTCACTGCAAGCAAAAACTGACGTTGTCAGACGGATTAAGATTAGATTGGATAAATCTATCACCGAAAAGCTAAGTGCCGTAAGAATTGATTCTGTGGCTTATAACATAACTCGTATTTATACGAATGTTGATGATCGTGAAATGGAGTTGAGTTTGGCTTATGTCGATTAGTTTTGAAAAACTTAAATCAACGCTTAAAGATACTGGTTTTCCAGTATTTCGTGACAAAGCAAAAAAAGGTACCGATTATCCTTATATAGTGTATTCCAGTGTAAATAAAGGGAGAAAAAAAGCTTCTGGGAAAGTATTCAGAAGACTTCCTTACTATCAAATTTCCTTTTTTACTGATGGCGATGAGTTGGATCTTTTGCCACTTGAAAAAGCGATGGAAGCTGCAAATATTCCTTTCTCAACATTTTCAAGTCAACAAGGTGATGAAAACGATGATACGATCACAAATTTCTTCACTTATGTGAGGTGTGTTGAAAATGCCTAGTAATAACAACGGCTTCGCAGATATGGCTGATATTCTTGGCGAATTAAGTAGAGTCGACCCTGTAAAGGTCTCATTAGAGTCTTTAGAAGAAGCCGCAAATTTTTATGTTGAAAAAATGCTGCCTCATATCCCTAAGAGCTTAATGAAAAGAAAGCATATGCGTGACCATATTAAAGTATTGATTGAAAAAGATCGTGTTCGTGTTGCTTTTGAGGATACCGCTTTTTATTGGCGTTTCCCAGAGAACGGAACTACAAAACAAAAAGCGCAGCATTTCGCTAGTGGTACTTATGAACAAAATAAAAATAAAATCGAAGATATCATGACTCAAAAAATCATGGATCTTTGGGGAGGTAATTAATTTGGGCAAAACCGATGTATTGTACTTTGAAGGCCTTGAAGATATCTTGATCACTATGATGTCTCCAGCGGCACAAGACGGCGTAAATAAAGCGCCAGAATATGGCGAAATCGTAAGACTGCCTATTGCTACCAAACTGGCTGTTAAAGGTAACGGATCAACATTGGAAAAATGGGCATCTAGCAAGATGTTCCGCCGTGTCTCACGAGAAACGAAACATGAGCTAGGAGTGGACCATGTTGGCATTCCAATTGATGTAATGGATGAATTGAAAGGTTTAATCGCTCAAAGCGGTGTAACTTTTTCTAAAAATATAGCTCGTGAATATCCGTTTTTTGCATTCGGGTTTATTGGGAAAATCGAAGGTGGAGGACGGAAAGCAGTATGGTATCCGAAAACTCAGTTATCTAATGTAATTGATGAAGAGTACGCAACTGAAGAAGATGAAACAAAGATCGATGATGTGACGGCAAACTTAGTAGCAACTGGCTTGAATTACAACAATGTAATGTATTCAAGTTTTGATTCAAATAGAACTACAGGATCAATCGAATTGTTCGAAAAATTCATTGCTCAACCAATCTATTCTGAACAACAATGGAAAACAATTGTTGCAGCGACTCCTCCAGTAGGCGGTGGTGAGTAATGGCAAGATTAGTTGATTATGGAATTAATATTGACGACTTAGGGAATTCTCGTGTGGTTAATATTAAGGGACATGATTTTCCTGTTGTATTTACAATGGAAACGATGGAATACATTGCAGATGTATACGGAGAGGATTACTCAAAATTTGAAAATGACATGAATCTTTTGATCAATAAAAGTGATGGAGAAATTAATTCACGTAATTTGACACCCGCAGATTTAAAAATCATGCGATCGTTGATTTATGGAATGCTGCGCACTGGTGGTTTAGAAGAAGATCCTCAAACGATTTTCAAGTTTTTAGGCATGAACGGCGATGTATTACAGGCTTATGGGGCATGCATGGAAATTTTTAGTAATCAGAAGTTTCAGGTTGAAGACTTAAAAAAATCGAAGAAGCCACAAGATTATCAAACTCCTCAAAAGAAAAAAGGAAAAAACAAGAAGAAACGCAAGAGATAGGAACTCCATGGAGCTTCTATCTCTATGTTGCCCTCACTCTGCTTAATTGGAGTGAGGAATTTTTTTTAAAAGCAACACCTAACTTGTGGCTTAAATCTTATATCCAGTGGTTGAAAAGTAATACGGAGTTTGAACCACCGGAAACGAGAACAATGGATCAAAGCCCTTGGTGGTAGGAAAGGAGTGCTAAGATGGCCGTAAGAGAGGTAGACACAGTCTTGAATTTTAAGACAAATGGAGAAGTCAATTACTCTAAAACGATCAAGGGGATCAATCGTGAAATGAACTTAGCAGTAACTGAATTCAACAATCAGATGTCTGCTATGGATAAAAATGCGACTGCAACTGAGAAGTTGACAGTTACCAAAAAGAAATTAGAAACCCAGTTGACGCTTGCTGAAAAGCGTACTCAACTTTTGCGAGAACAATATGAAAAATCAGTAGAAGAAACTGGTAAGTACTCAGCAGAATCTGAAAAACTTTATAAGAAGATGCTTGAATCTGAAACGGGACAAAATAAATTAAAAGCCGCTTTGGATGAAACGAATGAAGCACTAAAAGAACAAGGTGATGTATCTATTGATACAGCCAAAAAGTTACAAAAAATTGAAGAAGCTGGCGAAAAAGTTGCGGGCGTTGGCAAGAAAATGACTGTAGGCGTTACAGCACCGATTATGGCGGTCGGAGCGGCTGGTTTAGCTGCATTCTCAGAAGTTGACGAGGCTATGGACACTATTATACAAAAGACAGGCGCAACAGGCGATGTCGCTGACAGTTTGGCAACTTCGTTTGAAAACGTCGGCTCAAATACTCACTTAGAACTACAAACAGTCGGAGAAGCAATTGGTGAAGTCAATACTCAATTCGGGTTCATGGATAAGAAGCTGGAAGATTCGACAGATTACCTATTGAAATATGCCGATATCAATAATACTGATGTCTCTCAAGCAGCAATTTATGCTAGACAATCGATCGAAGCTTATGAACTATCCTACGATGATTTAAACGATGTATTAGATGTTACTACCAAAACTTCTCAGGACACAGGACAATCAGTTGATGACCTTATGAAGAAGGCGATTGATGGTGCACCTCAAATCAAACAATTAGGATTGAGTTTCGATGAAGGGGTGACCTTAATTGGTAAATTTGAGCAAGCTGGGGTTGACTCAAGCACAATGTTAAGCAAAATGTCTAAAGCTTCAGTTGTATACGCCAAAGACAATCTATCGTTACAAGACGGATTAAAGGGAACAATCGATTCAATACTGAATGCAAAAGACGAAACAGAAGCTTTGAGAATTGCTAATGAAGTATTTGGAAAAGGGTCAGATAAAATGGTTGATGCAATCAAACGAGGAACGTTCACCTTGGATGATTTAGCAAAAGTAGCAAAAGAAAGCGGCGGTGCAGTTGGTGATACGTTTGCAGAAACAGAAGATCCTATTGACGCGGCTAATCGTGCGATGAATAATGCGAAGTTTGCTTTAGCAGACGTCGGCGAATCCGTCCAAATCAGCTTATTGCCTTTCTTTGAAATGGCGATTGATGCTTTGAAGAGTTTTAAAGGCTGGTGGGATTCTCTGGATCAAGGCACGAAGACTTGGATTATAACCATAGCAGGTATCATTGCTGCAGTTGGTCCTGTATTAGTTGTTTTAGGAACGCTAATGAGTTCGGTTACCAAAATCGCAACTGGAATAAGGGTTTTACAAGGAGTATGGTCTGGAATGACGGCATTACTAGCAGCAAATCCTTTTGTTCTTGTGATAGCTGGTATTGCATTGCTCATAGCAGGATTAGTTCTTGCCTACAATAAAGTAGAATGGTTTAGGAATGGAGTTAACGCATTTTTCCGAGGCGTTTCGGATGTAGCAGTAGAAGTGTTTAATTTCATGGCTGGGTACATGAGCAATATTTTTGGAGGAATCATTCAAAATTTCCAAAACTTTTTTGATGCAGGTAAGAGAATTTTTACCGGATTTATAGATTTTATAACTGGAATATTTACAGGTGATTGGGAACGTGCTTGGAACGGCGTTGTAAACATTTTCGGAGGTATCTTTGATGGAATTGCAGCCATGGCAAAAGCACCGTTCAATGGAATGATTGGATTAATTAATGCTTTTCTAGGTGGTCTCAATAATATTAAAATTCCGAAATGGGTTCCTGGCGTAGGCGGTAAAAGCTTTAGCATTTCCACTTTGCCTTATTTGGCAGATGGCGGTCATGTACTGAACGGCCAAGCGATCGTTGGTGAAGCCGGACCAGAATTGCTTACGAACAAAAATGGTAAGACAACTGTTACTCCGTTATCAGACGAAGAAAAACGCAAGGGCATTGGCGGCAAAGTACAGCCTTCTAAAGTGGAACAACATATCCACATTGGGAATGTCGATGCGAATAACCCAAGCGAATTAAACAAAATGAACCGTAAATTTTACCGTGCAAGCAAACAAGCACTTGCCGGTGTGGGAGGTTAGTAGGAATGTTCATGGATGCTGATACACCTAATTTTATATTCAAAGGAATCAACGCAGTTATGGATATGGATTGTATTATCGAAACTGAACTTCCTGAGATCTCTCCAAACAAACGCTACGAAGAAATCACTGTGCTAGGACGAAGTGGATCATTGCACGAAACATTTGATGATTACGAACCATATAACCTAGAAGTCGAATCAGTTACAATTCCGTATGATCGTTTACGTGAAGTAAAGCAATGGTTACGAGGTCGTGGGCAATTAATTACTCATAATGATTACAATACCTATCGAGACGTTATTTGCATGATGGATTCCCCTACTGAGTTTGAAAACGAGTGGGGTTTTTTCTATACCTTCGATTTAACTTTTCGATGTCAACCTTTTAAACAGAAAGTAAATGAGCAATCATTGCCATTCACTACCTCGTTGGTCTTTCATGATCCGGGCGATGAAACTGCAAAACCTTACCTTGAATTGAAACCAACAGGCGGAAACGTCAAACTTACGATCAACAGTACTTCGTTGACAATTACAAACAGCAGTACCGAAGTAATCAAAGTCGATTGTGAACACGGAAAAATTATTCAAGGCACCAAAACACTTTTCAGCAAAGGAGAATGGCCGTTGGTACGTCCAGGAGAAAACAGACTGACCACCACGGGTGTTTCTAGCGGCACAATTTTAAGAAGGAGCGTGTATTTGTGAGTTTAGTTTATGTTTATGAAGAAATGCCAGCGGACTTAGAAACGAACGGTCACGCTTTGATCGATTGGGCTGATTTACCTGAAATCAACCGTATTCTAAATGGTGACTATACTTTTTATGGCAACTATTCATTAGAGGGTCAAAACGTGGAATATCTCAAAGAAGATAACTTCATTCGTGCAGAAGATGAAGACGGCAAGATGAAATACTTTGAGATAAAAAAAGTAACGAAAAATCTCAACTCTTTCTCTGTTACTGGACGAGCGATCGGTTACATGTTGAGTCGAAATTTCATTGAGAGTAGTTTCACCCAAAATGGTACTGGATCAATTATCATGAGTAGATTAAAGGCTGCCCTAGCATTTGAGCAGCCTTTTTCATTTGAATCGGATATTCAAACTGTCCACCAATTTACTGTCAAACAAACTAATCCAGTCGATGCAGTGATTGGTTCAAACAATGGTAACGAGAATCTAGCGAGTATCACTGCTGGCGAATTGGATATGGACAACTATCGTTTTAGATTGTTGTCTCGAATCGGGAAAGACAATGGCTATCGTGTCGATTTAGGAGTGAACCTAGAATCGATTGAGGAAGAGATAGACGGCAACTATTACAATAGCTTGTATTTAATCGGCGGAGTGCCAGAAGGCGATTACGATGAAGATAAAGAGCCAATCACGTACAAATATCTCGAATTGACTGGAGTAACCGATAAAAACCGCCGTATTGGCAAATACGAAAATTCAGAACTAACCACTGTTGCGGATTTGAAAAAATGGGGTCAAACAAAATTTGATGTTGATCGAGTACATGAGCCTTCAATTACTCATACAGTTTCTATGGTACAACTTGAAAACACTATGGAGTATGAAGAACTATACGATGATATTGCAAGGCTGCATTTTGGAGATACTTGCTATTGTACGGTTGCGAAATTAGGCATTGAAGTAGCCGAACGAATGATTGAGTACACTTGGTACCCAACGCTTGGCAAATACAAGAGCGTGACTTTAGGTAATGATATCGAGTTCTACACTAATGCAACAGCAACTGAGACAGCAAAGCTTCGTCAAAAGGTTGAAAGTCGCACTGAATTGATGGTTGAAGCCGTTCGAAATGCTTCAAGTTGGATCACTGGAACAAAAGGCGGCTACGTTCGTATGCGACCTGAAAAAGCACCTAGCGAAATCCTAATCATGGATAAACCTTCTGTCGCTGATGCCGAAAAAGTTTGGCGATGGAACTTAGGTGGACTAGGATACTCTAACAATGGCGTGAACGGTCCGTACGGTTTAGCAATGACTCAAGACGGAGCGATCGTGGCTGACTTTATCACTGCGGGCATTCTGTCAGGTATCCTCGTTCAAGGGGTAGCTTTGAAGACATTGGATGACAAATCATTCCAAGTAGTCGTTGAAGGCGGTAAAGTTTCGTTTGAAAAGAAAGTTGTTTCCACAGGGTTGGATGATGTTCATGGAGAATCATTAGGAGCTATCACATCTACCTATGGAGCAGATAGAAATATCAACGGATTTGCTATTTGGAAAGAGCCAAACTACATTTTCTCCATCAATACTAGCGATGGTGATGGAAAATCAATTGCAGTCTTTCAGATCCCAAAAGAAAGCACCCCTGACAATCCATTATACAGACTAATCGGAGAAGCAACTTTTCGTAATGGAAAAGTTACATTTGAAGATGAAGTTGCAATGAATGGGCGTTTAGATGTCAAAGAACTTTATGTAAATGGCGTTAAAATTGATCAAAATGGTGGTGGTTCAGGCGGAAATGGGGGCGGATGGAATGGCCAATACCCTCCAGAAGTGACTAGCGACCGTGACAAACGCTACTGGCAAATCTGGGCAATGTTTATTGGTGCTGGTGGTACACAACAAGCCGCAGCCGCTTTACTAGGTAACGCTCAAGGGGAATCAGATGCGAATCCAACAGCAGACGAAGGCAACGGCGCTCCTGGTTTCGGTTATGGTGTATGGCAGTGGACTGATGGAACAGGTGCGACAAGTGGTCGTGTTTATATGATTAACTTGATGACTAGAGCTGGAATCTCTGGTGATCCAGATACAATCACAACACAGTTTAAATTACTGATGTGGCATGCGCCGAATGGTCAATGGATTGCTACCAGCGCTTATCCATATACTTGGTCACAGTTCATGAATATGACTGATATCGCTGTTGCTACAAGAACGTTTGAGGAAAACTTCGAACGACCGTTGAACGATCATCCAGAACGAATTACGTGGGCTAATGAATGGTACTTAAAATTCAAAGACTTGGATATCCCGCAATCTAGTGGATATATTGTCCCTATTGATGCGCCGGTGACTGTAACAAGTGAATTTGGATGGAGGACTCACCCAATCAGTGGTGAAGAAGATTACCACAACGGCATTGATCTAGTAAACGACAATTCAAATGCACCGATTTATGCATCTGCAGACGGTGAAGTGATTGTTGCAGGAGATGCTAATTATTTTGATTGGTATGGGAATTGGGTTGTTATCAAGCATAGCGATGGTATGTACACCGGGTATGCTCATCTTAGCAGCGTAAACGTTTCTAAAGGAAGTACAGTTACACAAGGGCAACAAATCGGCGTAATTGGAACGACAGGTCCAAGCACTGGAATACATTTACATTTCCAATTTTTTGATGAAATGTATCCTAGTTCAAATGACCACTTTTTCAATCCACGCGATTATATTGATTTTTAGGAGTGATGAATTTGGAACTAGATCAATTTAGAGATGTCGATTTAGTGATTGATAGAGCGAATGATAGCTTTGTGCAGAAACAGTTCGTTTCTCAAGGTGACTACCAAGGGCGGAGTTTGACTGTACAAGTTACGAATAACGGTTCAGTCGGCGAAGTGCCGGGTTTAACCTTAAATTTACGTTGGCACAATGAAGCCAGCGGGCTGACTGATTTATCAGCTTTTTCTGTAGTTGATAAATTAAATAGTATTTTTAGAATTGAATACCCACAAAATATGATGACTCCGGGCAAAGTGTTCGCTAGTATTCAAATTTTGCAAAATGGGAAAACGACCCAGCTAAAAGAGTTTGAATTGACAGTTCAACAATTGGCTGGTGAAGCTGTAGGGATCGTAGAGAAAGCAGAATTTAGTGCTTTGGTGGCTGTATTGGCAGATGCTAATGGATTTAGAACAGATATTGATGTCTTGGGTAACAACAAAGTGGACAAGGGCGGTACTGGACAAGTTACACCATCCATGTTGTCTCAATCTGCTATTGATTTAATTTCCAATGGGGCTGTTACAAATTTAGGTATTAGCGGAGTTAATACCTATAACGTCGCAGACAAGGCAATAAATTCGGATAAGACAGATTTTATCATCAAATCGCCAATATCATCTAATCATTACGACACTACTAATTCCATCTATGGTTATTACATCTCGGCAACCACTGGAAAATTAACAGCAAGTGATAATTATAAGACCACGGGATCAATCCCAATTCCAACTTGGGCAACTAAAGTTGCGAGATCCAATGCAGAACAATTTGTTTTTAAAGATGAGAACTACAATTTTATCGAAGGTGATTCAACAACGGCAAGCTCAAAATATAGATCGATCCCGTCTGGAGCAAAATATGTAGAGTGTTCTGTTCGCTTAGACTATGCTGCTGATTTTAGAGTTGCTTTCATAAATGCTGTTCAAACCGAAACAATGCCTTCTTTTGAGCCGTTTAGAGCAACGTACACTTTGAAAAGTACCTTGGGAATAAGTGATTTAACAGAAAAAGTGGTTATTTCGAACAATCATTTTGACCCTACAAATGTAAAACAGGGATTCTATGTACATTGGGCTAGTGGCTTCCCTATCGCTAACACAGATTACTATATAGCTGCAATACCAGTTCCTTCTTGGGCGAAAAAAGTAGCAAAAAGCTATTCAGAACAATGTGCTTTCCTGAAGTCAACAGGAGAGTATGCGGGTGGTAATTCTACAGCTACCAACAATACTTATTTTGATATACCCGATGAAGCATCGACAATGCTTTGTAGTATTAAAACGTCACAATTATCAAACTTTTATGTTTATTTTATTAACGCTAGCCAACCTGAGGCGATACCTGCATACGATACATTTAAGTATAAATATGTATTAAAGGGATCGGATGACGAAAGCGCTGTGAGCGAAGAAGTTAAGGTGCCAACTACTTTCCCTACAATTACAGGAGCGATAAATTATATCAATTCTAATTACGATGCTTTCAAAACGATTGAGGTTTCGCCTGGGACATATAAAGAATCAATAGCAATGAAAGCAACAAAAATTGTTGATATTGTCTCAAAGAACAAGCAACGAACAGTAATTAGAGATGATAGCGGAGCATATGAGAAATCCCCTTTTTCAGGAAGTGGGAATGGATATTTTCAAAATCTGACTTTTTTAGCAACACATGATGATGTTTTGGGTGCATTACCTTCAAAAACAGCTTATGCCGCACATATTGATTATGTTGGTGAAGGAACACTTATATTTGAAGATTGCGACTTTATTTCTTATCAAAATTCAGCTGTCGGAATTGGAACCCACGAAAACCAGACGATTATTTTCAGGAGATGCTCTTTCAGAAATAACACTCTCCCTGCTAACGATGGTGGAGCCTTGTATTTCCACAATGCCGTAACAAATGGTGTTGAGAACCAAAAGTTGATTTTCGAAGACTGTACCATTGTAAGCGAGACGGGTTTGTATCTAAGAATTGATGATGCAAATCTTATGAATGGCGGAACGGGTAGCTTATTAGATGTAACTTTTTTGAGATGTAACTTTTTTAGTAATGTTAGCGGTGCTACAAATAGCGGTCTATCATTGCGTGCAGGATCAGGACAAACAGCCGAAGGGTGCATTATAGGAAACATAAAGCTTAATAAGCGATCCACAGGAAATAACATTAGCAAGTTAAATGCATATTAGGAAGGATGTCGGGATGAAAAAGCAGGCTGCTATCACTGTTGCCTGCTTTTTTATTTCTATTTTAGGAAAGCGGGTGGCATATGTTAAACGTAGGAGAGTTAGCAACTTGGGCGGGTTGGATAATGACGATTGTTGGAATGCTGGCATTTGTAATCAAACCAGTAATGTCTAACTTTACAAAGATTGCAGATAATCTGACCAAACTCGCTCATAATTTGGATTTATTAACCAGAGATTTAGAAGCAAGTAAATCAGACCGTGTTGCAATTCATGATGAGTTGAAACGTCATGACGAGCGTTTGGACAAACACAACGATCGTTTGATTGAACACGGTGAGCAATTAAAATCTTTATGGAAAGAAAGAGGGAAGTAATATGAAACTAACAAACAAACAGTATGATCTAGCAAAAAAAGTTTTAACCGTTGGGGTGCCAGGTATCACGGCGTTTATCGTAACTCTAGGTGGTTTATATGGATTCTCAACAGAAATCATTGTTGGAACGATCACGGCTGCTGCAACTTTAGCTGGTGTTTTCTTGAATATCGCTAGTAGCCAGTATCAAGATGAACAAAAACCAGATTACGGCGATGGACAGGAGTTCACAGAAAAAAAGGAGTAGCCACTGGCTGCTCTTTTTAAATATAAATTTGGAGGGATAAACATGGAAACAGAAAGAATTGTTTTAGAAGCAGAAGAAAAAGAATTTATTGAAACGGTTATTAGTTTTGTAACTGAGAAAGGCTGGACGATTTCTAATTTACAAAATGCTGTATCTGAAGTGGAAGATTATATGAAAAAGAATGCCACATTAAAAGAGCTGACAATTGGCATGCCAGCTCAAATTAAAGATTAATAGAATCTATATTTGTATTGCCCACCACCACGAACAATCAAATACCATCTACCTGGACCACTGACTGTAATATTTACCGGTGTTCTAGTGTAATGTCCGCCGTAGTACTTAAATTTTTGACCAGAGTTCATTTTTCTGTAGTTCGTAGAATCGACCAAAAATACATCTGCGGCGTGTTGAAGTTCTACTCTTACAGATAATGAACCGCTAGATTCAGCATAAGGAACCTGCACCATGATTTTCACCTCCTTATCGGCTATTTCAGCAGACCACTTGCTGATAAGGAGATTATAGCAAAAAAATATTATCAAAAGGAGGAAATACCGATGAGTTTTATCAAATACGAGTATATCAATATTAATGAGTACTCAAGACCAGGTATCAGGAATAACGGTATCGATGGTATCATCATGCATTACACTGCCAATAAAGGTGGTACCGCACGCAATCACAAGAACTATTTTAATAATCTAAAAGGAAACTATGCTTCTGCTCAACTGTTTATAGACGACATTGAAGCACTCTGTATTATTCCCTTAAATGAAGTTGCGTATCACGCCAACGAAATTAGCAAATACAATGCAGATGGGTCACGCTATCGTCCGTTGTATTCTAAGATTGGTAACGCCAATTATTCAACGATCGGTGTTGAAATGTGCCTAGATAAGAATGGAAATATTACGGAAAAAACATTCCAAAATGCTGTAAAGGCAGTCAAGGAATTGATCACAAAGTATCCAAATATCACTCGAAACAATATCTGGCGCCATTATGATGTTACTGGCAAGAATTGCCCGGCTCCATGGGTATCTAAACCAAGTGAGCTAGAACGGTTCAAAGATGCAGTGTTTGGCAAGACTAGCGGTTCTAATTCAGCAGCTAAACCTAGCACACCATCTGCAAAACCAAGTACCAACAAAATCCCAGAAGACGGCATGTTTGGACCAAGCACTGCCAATAAAGCGATGCAGTACGAAGGTATCACACCAGATGATGAAATCAGTCATCAATACCGGCAAACGTGCAACAAGAACCTTTATGCCGCACAATTCGATAATACACTTAAAGGCTCAACACTGATTCGTACATGGCAGAAACGGTTGAAAGCAAAAGGTTTATACAATGGTGCGATCGATGGACTATGCGGAACAGAAATGATCAAAGCTATGCAGCGTGCTTTGAATACAACGGTTGATGGAGTTATCAGCCCGACTTCTAACATGGTCAAAGCATTACAACGAGCATTGAACAACAACAAGCTTCCATGGTAAACAAATACCCCTTACTCGTTTGAGTAGGGGGCTTTTTTGTTGCTCTAATTTCCACCGGGCTTGTAATTAATGCTTGGATCATACTTACGCAATATTTTGTCTTGTGTCCGAACATGATCGAAAATATAGTTTTCGCCTTCGATTTTGAACACAAATGCTATTTCCTCTGGATAGCCACTGTAGCTTGAGGGAACGGTAAAGTAAGGTTTCCCGAAATTCTCCATAGTTTGTACGAATTGCTCATAAAGAAAATGCGCTGGTCCCATTCGTTGAATGAACTCGTAGTAATATCTTTCTAATGCGTACGTCCGTTTATCTGCAAGAGGTATTTGCATGTTGATCACTCCTTGCAAGAATTATACGAACGTTTGTTCTTGTTGTAAAGCGAACAAAAGGTAAAGAAAAAAGCCTAAAACAGGCTTTGAAAACTATGTATGTTGGTTCGTATCATGCTGGCGGATTGACTACCCCTTGACTACCCCTAGAAGAAAACAAGGGAATTTATAGAGTATATTGCAATACTAAAAAAGCTGAATTTAAGCTAATTGAGAAATACTAGAACTTATTAAAAAATTCAAAGATATGAAATACGGTCTCAAAGACACAAACGCTGCAGAATAAGACAAATAACTGCAAATGTTGTTTCGACAACATTTCAGAGGTTTCCCTTTTACGAGGGAAACCTTTTTTGTTTTTATAGGTAATAGACACGCAACTGCTAAAGCGAAAGAAACCATTCAGAATCTGTTACAAGTAAAGTAAGAGGACTCAATAGATCAGTAAGACAAGAATGTGGAAATTAGCACTATAACGAATCCTATCTAAAAATTTTCTTAAATGAAGCAGTGATCAAGAGTGATTTGTTTTAACCTTCGATTGTTATTGAATATTCAAGCTTCAATTGACTTTTAGCTTAAATAAAATTATCATTAAATTAATAATATCCCTATATAAGTTTATTATTTTGACTTATTTCACCGAATTCAAACGATTTTTTGAGAAAAGTAGATTTTTCCTCTCTTAAGAACCAGTTTTATTCTACATAATTAAAGACCACTTACTAGCTAAGCTTTAACTAATCACATCCAAAACAATCAAGAAAGGAAGAGACATGTTTTCATTTAAGAAAAAGAAGGAAGTTATTAATTTACCAGAACTAAGCAACTTTAATGAACGTACATACCCGAAAAAATTGAAAAAGATTGTGGCTCAATTAGAAACCTGTAAATCTGAGGATTTGAATTATATTGCTGAATGTATTTTACAAAAGATGGGATATACCGTCCAAAACATCGATGGTTACAAAGATGGTGGTATTGATGTGTATGCTTTTTCTAATAATAAAAAGGCAATAGCGGTCCAATGTAAAGCTTGGAATCCGCAAAAGACAACGGAGCGGATCAGTAAGCCACTCGTTGCCGCATTTAAATGGATTTTTCCAGACAAAGGGTTTCCCAATGGGCTTTTCATCACTACACATTTTTTTACAGATCAAGCATTAGAAATAGCCGGTGATAATCTACTGTTGGTTGACAGAAAAAAGCTGATTGAGCTGCTTGCGCATTTTTATCCAGAAATGATCAGTGAGTTATTTTATTATAAAACCTTGACTGAATTAGAAGAATGCAAGAGTTGTAAAAATGGGAAGAAGTTGAAACTTTATAATAAGAAGAAACGCAACTATTACTATATCTGTGAAACATGTGGAGAGTATAGCTCGTTTAATTATTCATCATGA